AATGAAAAAACTCGCTAAGACTCTATCGTCTCTAGTGAGTTTTTTCATTAATCTTCTCCCCTGTTCTTCTATCAATACCATCAGCAGTAATATAACCATCGCCTAATGGATTATCATAAGTAGCACCTTGTTGTATAGCTTGTTTGAAACCATCATTAAAAGCTTCTTCAACTTGTTGTTGAGATTTTTTATAGAGAGCTTCCCAATCTTTAGATAGTTCTTCCCATCTCTTAGCGAATGTTTCTGTTTTTTGTATCCATTCATCTAATTTATCAATATGCTTTTCTAACATTTCTACATATAAATTAGGGTATTTTTCTTTAGTAGATTCCCCAATTATTTTATTTAGTTCTTTTAAGTTCATTTCTGTCTCCAGTTAAAATGTGGGCTGCTTTCAGGAACAGGGTGCAGCCCATAAAAACCCCGTATGAAATTCCTATGCTGACTTCGCAGCGTATTCTTCAGCACGTTTTTTGTTAAGTGCTGCTTTCTCAGCTTGCTTAGCTTTGCGTTCTTCAGCTAAACGCTCATTTCTTTCTTCCATGTATTCAGCGTGTTCAACACTAAGACCAGCTTTAACTTTTTCATGTAATGCTTTGTCACCACGCATTTCAGATACTGTTGCTTTAATAGAGTCTTCATCATCCTCATTAATTGCGTTAAACAATTGAATACCTAATTGCTCAGCTTTGTAATTAAGCAAGTCTTCAACTTTTTTATTTGCTTCTTGCTCATCAATTGCTCTTCTGATGGTGTCAGCTGTATCAACGCTTGACTCAATTCCAATACCAAGCATTCCTAAAGCTCTACCTACAGATGAAGTTTCACAACATTCTATAAATGAAGTTTTATTAATGTGTGATACGTTTTTGTCTTCATGAGCCATACCACTAGATACAAGTTTGTCATCAATATAAATTTTGGTTTGCGTAGTAATTGACTCACTATCTTGTTGCAATACATCAGTTACTATGCTTCCATTTGGATAATTTTTTCTAAAGTATTGAACTCTAGTTTTAACTTCTACATACTCTTTACCATGTACGTCTATGGTTTTTAATTGTTCCATCACGTCTCCTTAATTAAAATGTCTATCGTCTAAATTAAATTCTGCAATAACCTCTGGACATTCTTGAGCATCACCAATCTGGCAGTCCTCATCAAAATGTTCACAGGTCTTACAAGCTATGCCATCACTAGCTGTACAATTCCAGAGGTCCTCCATCTCTTCGAGCCATAGCTCTTTAGATGATTTACGATTGAACCAGCCAGCTAGTATTTCTGGCGAAAAATCGTCAAAGGGATTACTCATACTAGCATTACCCCCATGAAAAAGATGGACAGCATTACGAGCATCATGACAGCACTCCAGATAAACTCGTAAAGCCATTCACCAATTTCTTTTATATCTTTGTAAGTCATTAAATAAAATCCCTTAATGACATACCAGCGTCAGCCATAGCATCAAATGGTTCATCGTCAGCAGCTTCACGCTTGTGGTCTTCAACGTCTGAGTTATGCCTATCTATAGTGTGCATAAATATGCCATCCTCATCTACCTCTACCCATTCACCACGAGCTTCGTCATACTCTAGGATGCCATCTTCTTCCATGGCTTGTACTTGACTACCTCTCATGACACCTCCTCAAAGTCTTTTGCTTTATATTCCGATAAGCCATTAATCCAACTTTGTCTTGCAGTTAATTTGATATATAGAGCTTTATCTTTTTTGCTCCATTTATCCCAACCGTTCTTTGTTTCAAGCTCACGCATTTTTTCTTTGATAGTCATTACGCTATCTCCTTATACTTTTTTGAAAACAAAACATATTTCCAATCTGGCATATCCAAATCTAGCTGTAAAATATCAAGTGCTTTAGCATGTGAAATAGTCATGCCTAAATGAACGCTTTTCCAAAAATCTTTAATAGCTGATTTATACAAATCATCATTCCAAGCTGTTGGTGTTCCGTACGGGTCTTTTTCATTCTGCTCGATTCTGTATTCACAAAGGTCTAGCAAAGCTTGAATGTAACCTGTCTCAACAGCTCGTCTTCTAACTTGAGCTGGAGTGCAATACATAGTTGAACCTACTTGGTGTTCTAATACTTTATTCATCACGTTTTTCCCTTAATGAAGCTGATGCCCAGCTCCGTAGCACACCAATAATTAAAGTAAACTTTATTGGCATAATCACTATATTAATGATAAATTACCAAAAGTCAAGTTTAATTTGCAAAGTTTTTTTGTGTATAGGGGCAAAAAGAGAGGGAAGACCATTGCTGAGCTTCCCTCAAGGGTAGGCTACGTGATGAGAAGCCTAGAGCATATTATACCCCACAGTATCCATAGTGTTCCCGTATTGTCGATACTTGACTTTCTATATTTACAGGTAATCCAATTTCAACTTTTGGTGCATTACATGCAAGCTCGTGAACAATGCCACAAACTTGACATCTCATATCAATCACTTCATTTTGATTTATAGCAGAAGGTATTGTCATTGCTACTTTTAAAATATCTTCAGCTAAATAAACAATCTGTTTTACTTCATGCGATAACTTATAGCAAAAGGTATTGTCCGTACATAAGTTTACTAACAAATCAAAAGATTCTTTTAATACTCTTAAAAAATTCTCTTGTTGTTCTTCTGAATATACAGAATTACAAATGTAGGATTTGTCTACAGGGTAGACTTTATTTACATCTAATGTCACTTGATACTCCTTAACGTTTTTCAAGGATGTGTTGTGGAAATCGTCACCCTCTTCTACGCTTTTTTAAGTGGTCGTTCACCCCGACTTAGAGGCCCCTCCACTCGTTAAATTAGAGTGCTATAAAGCACCTACTTAACTTTCTTTTTTTGTTTTTAAGAGGTAACAGTTAAGCATCTCAACCTCTAGCACGCTTTTTATACTGGTCGCCACTACTACCCAGTCAGGTCCAAAATGAACCAAAGGAAGTTAATAATACCACACAAGAATTGTGTAAATAGTTTTAATTGTAAAATTAATTTGTATGACCAACAAAAACCTTGTTAACTTGGCCCACAATCTCAGCTCCTTTAGGAACAAAAAGTGGTTCACCTTTCTTAATTTTAACAAGATGATAGTCATTATTTGGGTCAGGCTTGACAGGAGTGTCAACTGATACAATTGATATGTGTTGTTCAATCCGAACAACATTTGGTTCTTCTTCACCATTAAGCAGATATTCAATAGAAGTATCGAGAGCTTCTGCTAATTCTCTAATGTAGCGTGGCATTTTAACTTTGTTATCTTCAGCAAACTGAATGTTTTGATAAGTTACACCAGCCATGTTCGCAAGGTCGGGCTGCGACCAATCTTTATAAATTCTTTTTAAAAATATTCTACCCCCTAAAGAATTCAAATAAGCTTCTTTTTCTTTTTCGGTCCAAGGAGTATCGTCTTTGTTTTTACATTTATTGTAAATTTTAGATTGTATTTTGTCACTTATTGTTGAATTAATTTTAGCAGTCATAGTCTTTACCTTATAATTTTGTCTATAAACACAAAAAAACATTGTATAATACTGTCATGGATAAACTACTTGAACATTTTGGAACACAAACAGCATTAGCTAATTTTTTAAATATTAAGACAGGACACGTCTATTACTGGAAGAAAAACGGAATTCCACCTAAAAGAGCAATAGAAATCGAAGAAAAAACCGATGGATTGTTTAATCGAAGACTACTTTGTCCAGAATTCTTTAATCAATAGAAAATGTCTATGTTTTTATTTACTAAATTATATCACAAAGTTTATTTGCATTTACATGGTAATGACTACTTCTACATGTCGAGATAGGTGCAAAGTTGCGAGAATGTGCGACAGACACCAGTGCAATAGGCCTGACCCAAGGGTTAGAGACCAGAAGTTTGAGAAATTTGAGCCAGAATTGGAGAAAAATTGTAGGGGTTTTATGGAGCAAGATGACTATTCAGCTTCATATTAAGCCATTATCAATAAATCAAGCATGGCAAGGTAAGCGGTATAAAACTAAAAAATATAAGGCTTACGAGAAAGAAGTACTACTAATGCTTCCTCACTATGAAATACCAGAGGGAGACTTAGATGTTAGATTCGAGTTCGGGATTTCTAAGAATTCTGATGTCGATAACTGCTGCAAAAGCTTGTTAGATATTTTGCAGAAGAGGTATAGCTTTAATGACTCAAGAGTAATGCGTATTGAGTTGATTAAGAAGGTTGTTTCTAAAAACCAAGGCTATTTTAATTTTACAATAAGAGGGTATACGTGATGAATATACACAAACTAAAGAAGCACCAAGATGAAATACCATACTTCATGCTTAGTCGTGAAGTGGTCCAATCACTTAAAAATCCATTGGCTTTGGCTATTTGGGTTTATTTACAATCAAAAGCAGATGATTGGAAAGTAGTAGAAAGTGACATACAAAGGCAATTTAATGTAGGCAGAACAAGCTATCTAAAGGCAATGAAATGTCTTAGAGACGCTCAGCTTTATGCTGTTCAGAGATTAAAGAATGATGCTAACCAGTTCGTTGGAAGTATCTTTCATATCTACGAAGTTCCCACAAGTACGGATTTCCATACTGATGGAGAACCACACTTACGGGATGCCACACGTATGGAAACCCATACCGATATTAAAGAGGAAGAGAGTTCTAAAGAGAAAGAGATTAGAAAGATAAGAGAATTTCATAAGCGATGGTTAGTGTTTTGGGAAAACTATCCAAAGAAGGTAGGTAAAGAAAAAGCTGGTAAAGCATTTAAAGCATTGCCTATGTACAAACAAAAAGAAGCAATTGCTGATAATGCTGCTGATAGATACAAGAACAGGAAAAAGAAATATATACCTAACCCATCAACATATCTAAACGGAGAGCTTTGGAACGATGAGCAAGATGAATTAGAAATTACATCGCATCATCAAATCAGTTCAATGGTTAATCAACAAGCAGAAGTTAAACAGCTTAGTCAAGAAGAGATTAGGAGGTTAGCTAATGCACACTAATGAAGAAAAGCTAGACCACGCATATTTTGCTAATGAGATTCTTTGTAGATTAGAGACTCATTATGGGAATTTACCTAAAGTTTCTGAAACAGTCAGACCTCAAGATTCATTGCCAGTAGCTAGACAAAAGGAACTCACTAGGCAGTTAGAGATGATGTCTAATGCAGAAGTATATTCTTGGCATATTGCTTTAGATAATATTTTCAGAAGGGGTGAGCATTGGTGTCCTAATATCTCTGAAGTTTGCTATGAAATGAGGGCAGCTGTAAGGGGTATGAAGGAAGATAAGCCTATTGTTAGGATTGAGCATACAACTCAGACTGATTTTGCTGGTATTTGGAGTGCTAGTTCTAAGGAGGACCGTTCAAAATTCTTTAAAAGATTTTCTTACAGAGATGTACCACCAGCTACACAGTACGTTGCTAAGTCTTGGTTCAAGAAGAACGGTTACACACCAGAACAAATTGAGGAAATGATTAGTGAATCTTAGGAAGTACGCAAAGGGTCAACCCTGTCAAGTTCGATTGCCAGATGTTTGTATATCAGGAGGTGAGAACGAAACAACGGTGTTGGCCCACTTACCTTCATTTGGAATCAGCCAGAAATCTGGAGATTTGTTAGCAGCTCATTGCTGCTTTGAGTGCCACCAGCACTTAGATGGAGCAGTGTCTCATGACTTTGACCCACAGTGGCTAAAAGATAAATTTAACGAAGGAGTGATACGGACTATACGCAAGTTATATGCCGATGACATTATTAATTTTTAATAAAGGAGAGAGAAATGGAACAATTCGAAAAAGCAAAAGCATGGGCAAAGGCTAACCCAAAGATAGCAATTGTTATAGCGTTTGTTGTAGTTGGTGTTCTTGCTAATGCCCTTGGTCTTGGCTAATGAAGCTCTATCTTGATTACAAAAACCAAGAAGAAGCTTCTAGGATGTTTGATTTTTTATGGCATTCTTATTGGAATACAACTAGAAAAAATAAGAAAGCAGTGTTAACTCTTGAAGAAGATAAGTTAACTAGGTCAGGTAAACAAAACGACCTTTTTTGGGTTTGGATGAAAGTCCTTGGAGATTTTCATGGACATAACAAAGTTGAGATGGCTGAAATATTGCAACAATCAATATTGGGAGAGAAATCTTTTGTAAGCAAACTTGATGGTGCAAGAATAAAAAAACAAGAAAGAGCAAAGTATTTAACAGTAGGTGAATTTAAAAATTTTTTAGAACAAATTGAAATACATGCTGCTGAGTATGGAGTTAAGTTACCTACAGAAGAGGAGATAAAGAGTGATAGATGAAATCGAAAAGTTAATGAACAAAGTTAGTCGAGTAAAAAAGATAGCAGAGGGTGGTCGTTATCTTTGTAAAGACGAGATGGGTAAGAATAACTTTGAGTTGATTATTCGTGAGCTTGGTGATTTTCAAGAATGGCAAAAACAGAATTCTAAAGAGCCTATTACTGGTGAGTAGTATAGATGAACAAATTGCAAACTTTACTGATGATGATATATCAGAAAGGTACATTGCTGCGTTAATTGTGATTGCAGACTTTCATGACATTAGCGTAAATGATGCTCACATGGGTATAAGCGATATGCTTGATGAGATTGAATTAGATATAAACAGAAATACACAGCCTGAGACTAAAACTAGACACTGATGGATAGAGAAATGCCTGTCCTTATTGGGGATGGATTAAAAGACAATCAGGTTAAATTTATTAATGCTTATGTCAATAGCTACTGTAACGTAAGTAAAGCTTGTGCGTCAGTTGATATAACAAGACAAACGTATTACAGATGGCTAAAAGAAAGTGACAGCTTTGATGTAGCAGTAGAACAAGCCAGAGAAGCACTAAAAGATAGATGGGAAGATGAGATAAACAGACAAGTGTTTGAAGATAGAAATCCAGTGGTCCTGAATAAGTTTGCTCCTATGGTATTGAAAGATAGAGGTTATGCTGATGTTAAGGATGTAAATCTAAATCAGACAGGTCAAGCAGATAACAATGTGGTTATTACTGTAGTTGAAGGTGCTGTTAAAACTATAGAGGAAGAACTTGAAAGTTGAGCTACAAATAACTAAACAGTTTGAACCGTTCTTAGACCCTAAATATCGCTATTTGGTCAGCTATGGTGGAAGAGGTGGTGCTAAAAGCTGGAGTATAGCTCAGATATTAGTGCTTAGAGCATGGCAGAAACCAACGAGAGTGCTGTGTGTGAGAGAAGTACAACGAAGCATATCAGAATCAGTCTTACAATTATTGTCTGACACAATCGACAGAATGGGCTTACAGCAATATTTTGATGTCCAGAAGACTCAGATTATAGGAACAAATGGTTCACGCTTTATCTTTGAGGGTATCAAGTCCAACATTTCTAAAGTTAAATCAATGGAAGGTATTGATATTTGTTTCGCTGAAGAGGCTGACCAGTTAACTTACACCAGTTGGGAAACTCTTATTCCTACTATTAGAAAAGAAGGCAGTCAGTTTATGATTAGCTTTAACCCTAATGATGAGATGGATGACACTTACCAAAGGTTTGTGATTAATACTCCTCCAGATTCATACGTGGTCAAAACTAATTGGTCTGAGAACCCATGGTTCCCAAAAGAGTTGGACAAAGAAAGGCTACATCTTAAAGAAAAGAACATTGATTTGTACAATCACGTGTGGGAAGGAGAGGTCCTGTCTAACAGAGACGGTGCTTATTTTGCTAAGTTTATTCCAGATGACCAGATTATAGATTTTGCTGTTGAACCTATGATTCCTGTTGATACGTACTGGGATTTAGGAATATCAGACAGCACTGCTATTTGGTTAGTACAGCAAGTAGGTATGGAGATTCGTGTAGTGGATTGCTATGAGAATCAAGGAGAAGGCCTACAGTTTTATATTAACTGGTTACATGATTGGAGAACGAAGCATCAAGCTGTATTGGGTGAGCATTATGCACCACATGATATTCAAGTCAGAGAGCTTGGTAGTGGTAAGTCAAGACTAGAGACAGCTCGTAAGCTAGGTATTCACTTCAGGGTAGTTAGACGATTGACTATTGAAGATGGTATTCATGCTGCTAGGGCTGTATTACCTAAATGTTATTTTAAAAAAGATAGCACTAAGGAAGGCTTACA